ATTTCGATTCGGGTTTCCATGTTTTCTCCTATGCTTTGAGGATGCCGTAAAGGGATGCGGTCGAGTATTGGACGAAGTTTGAGCCGCCGTCTACGGTGAAAGTTATTTGGTTAATTGCGTTCGTATTCGACCAAAGGTGTGCAGCGAGTTCGGCGTATGCGCTTGTGGCATTGTTTTCTGTTACACCGTCAGATGATGCGCTTTTGTATGTTGATCCTGCGTAGTTTGGTATGTAGACCTCGATGTTCGAGAAGGTACTGGAAGTTGATCCGGCTCCGTCTGCTCGTGATGTTTCCATATTTGTTGAGGTGTAACTTGTGGCTGCGCTTCCGCTTCCTCGTAATACTCTGGATGCTTTGCTTGTGCCTGATCCGTTGTATGACATAAAGACTTGTCTGTCTTGTGCAGCGTCGCTACATCTTACGGATAGTTTAACTACTAGGTCGGTAAAGGTGCTTGGTATTGACGTGAAGTCGAACGATGCGGTGGCTGATGCGAGTGTATAAGTTTTGATGAGTGTAAAAGTAGTAGCCATTATGCGGCCGTAATTCCATAAAGCGCCAGAGTAGTGCCCACGCTGAAATTTGTTGAAATGCTTGGGTTTGGATAAATTTTAATTGTGTTAATTGCGGAAGTAGAACGCCAAAGGCTCACGTTTGAGTCGGTCATTGAAGTAGTGCCAACGCTATTACCTCGGCTTAATGTGGTTTTATATGTTGTGGTATTTCCATAGTTCATAAAAGACGCCGAATATACTGCCGGGACTGTGTTACTTGAACTAGAAGAAATTTGCAAATGATCCAACGTGGTACCGCGTTGGCTGATTGCTCCCCCGCTGTATCCAAGTACGCTTGTCCACGAATAATTTGTTCCCGTGTCGGCTGATCCGTTTCCCACTTGAGCCCAAATTTCTCGATCATTTAATGATGTTTGTCCGTTTACAATAAGCACGAGGTCGGTGAAACTTCCGCTGATACTAGAGAACGTGTACGACGCTTGAGCCGTCGAGACTGTGTAACTTGCTATGGGTGTGTATGTTGCTCCGGCAGCCATTACGCTTTCACCCCATACAATGCAAAAGACGAATACTGAGCAAAATTGCCTGACTGTGGTGCAAGAGTAATAGTAGAGATGGCGTTGGTTCTCATCCACAAACCGGAATTGAAAAGAATGTCACCCGAACCGTTGTTATCGCAACCCGACAAAGAACGCACCGTCTTATTTGTGGTTGTGTTGCTGTAGTTAAATATGTCTGCGACAAAAACGTTGAACTGTGTTGTGTAATAAGTAAAGCCCACACTTATTGCATACGGTTGTTGCGATCCTCTCGCTGCTAAGGCTGTGCTTCCATCACCGTACAAGTAGTGAGTGTCATAAACGGCATTGGCTCCCGTGTCCGTATTAAAATAAAGACGGATATTTCCACCCGTTGTAAGTTTATTCATACACCGAATCTGGAGATGGCTATACGTCGCAGGAATGCTAGACCAGACGATAGAACTTTGAGCAGTTGCGGCGGTGTAGGTAAAGATTGACTCAAACGAGGAAGCCACACTCCCCGAAATACCAGAAGCAACAACACCAAGAATAGGCATCAGGAAATATCTCCAATGACCAACCAGTTATTTGCCGCTAACTTAATTGCAGTAGCGGCAGAGTTTGCTACACGAAGTTTAGGCGTCACCGAAGTAGCGCCAGTACTTAAAATAGTTGTCGTTCCAGGAGTAGTAGCGCCAATAGTAGGTTGACCTGCACCAGTAATCCACACAAAATGAATCTCTGTACCGATTGAAAAGTTAAAAGTAGCATCAGTAGGAATGTTAAATTGTTGTGTTGTCGCGTTATTCATTGAGAACAAGTAGCCTTCATCACCGCTTGCTACGGTGTAAGCGGCAGTTTTAGTTGTGTAGCCAATGTATATTTTTGGTGTAGTAATTACTGGACTTGTGAGAGTCTTATTTGTAAAAGTATCGGTAGTTGCTTTACCTACTAAAGTGTCGGTAGATGTTGGAAGCGTTAATGTTCCTGAATTAACAATAGTGGCAATAACTGGAGAAGTCAGAGTCTTATTTGTAAGCGTATCCGTAGTAGTTTTACCCACAAGAGTATCGGTTGCGTCAGGTAATGTTAATGTTTTTGCGGTAGTAAAGTTTGTAGCAATCGTTCCCGTAATAGCAGTTGTTCCCGCAACATCAAACTTAATTGCCTTCGTAGCATCAGAAACATCAACAATGGTAGTAGTTGAGTCAGATAATTTTTTGTTAGTCAAAGTTTGTGCTGTTGTTAAATCTGCCGTAACTGCGGTGTTGATAGCGACAGAAGGAATTGGACCCGTACCACTTGTAACAGTTATTCCTGTTCCTGCGGCAACTTCCGTCAAGTCACCTACCGGCAAATTAGTTGTAATGTTAGTACGGTTATCTGTAATGTTTGCCGTCAAAATAGATGTAACACCAGCACCCACCGCGATGGTCGCAAGTTTAATAGAGTTGGTAGGCGTAGCAGGAGCAACGGGAGATGCGGCGGCAGTACCGGCAACAACATTTATCGCAACCTGATTCACAGCACCCGTGTAATACGCATCAGAAACGGTCAAGCAGACGATATCAATGCGTGGGTTAGAAGGATTAGCGGTAGTGATTGTTGCGACCGCAGAGGCGTCATTATAGACTTGATACACGCCCATATTGGATTGGTAGTCACCTACGATTGCTGCCCAACCAGAAGCAATTAACACACTCATTCCAGCAGGAGAGTTTTGTGTTACTGCTAATGATGAACTTCCAATGATTCCAGTTGAAGCAAAAATTGCTTGCGAACTTAACCGATCATTTTCTGCGGGATGCGAACCGTTTTGTAACCAACTTGGCGGTGTTCTTAATGCCATTATTTTCTCCTAAACATAAGCAGACCGCCAAGTGACTGTCGCGCTAGTCAATAGTGCTGTGGTAGATGTTCCCGACATATAAAATTGGTTCACACCTGGTTGTGCGTAAAACCAATCTCCTGATGTTAAAAGATTTCGTGCCGTCACTCCGTTAAGTGTGATGAGTTTATTATACAAGTCAATCACAAATACATCTGTATTTGTATATGTTCCGGTGAAGGTCAAATACAAAGCCTGCGTAGTGTTACCGAAAGTGGGGTTTGTTATTGGACCATTCATAGTAATTGTAGGATATGAGTTAGCCCAACCGGCATTAGTAACAGTTGTGGTGGAAGCGGAAGAACCACCACCGTACAGTAACGGATATACGCGGTCATAAGTTCTACCTAAAGGATTACCCACCGCCAACACAGCACTATTTAATGTGTTATCAAAATATGTAGGGTCAGGGCAAAAAAACTCTACCTGCGAACGGATATATCCATAAGTGTAATTAGGGTCAACCGCAACCTTACGCGAACGCACACGCGCATAAATAACTTGTAACCCATCAGAAGTCGTGGACAACTGGAACTGTAAAGTTCCTGTGCCGGTTTGTTGCGGAATCAAATATGACTGCAAAGTGTTAAAATTATATTGTGCGGAATGAGTAGAAGAAGCAAGAGTCAAAATAGTAATCGTAATGTTTCTGCCAGAATAAAAATCACGACCAGAAAACATACCATCGTTGTATCCACGATTGTCGTCTTGCGAACGAATACCAGGCAAGCCTTCTAAACCTTCAACGCTTTCAATCTGATACGCGGAACCAGTACCGCCAAACTGAAAACCGTTGAAAGCAAACTCGTACTGGTTAAGGCTAGTGATTGGCATTAGTCAACACGCCTTCCAGTATTACTGCTCGCATTAGAAACCAAAATGGGTGTATTGAACTTCAATGCGTTAATCATAGACTGACTTAATTCATTAGCATCAACATTAGTTTGCGCATAAATAGTTACCTCATTTTTTACTGTGGTTCCCACTTGTTCAACTCTTGATTCTCTAGCGTTAGCATTATTGGCTAAACCTAGCGAAGAAGTTTGCGTACTCAACTGACTTTGTTGTGTAACGATTGCGCCAGCGTTAGCAATAGAACTCTGTAATGTTTTAATCTCGTCAATAGTGCTTTTCACTTTAGTTTTAATGCTACCAAGTTTTGTATCAAAATCTGACTCAATTTTAGTCAAAGAATCTAACAAAGACTTACGCGCATCAGCCTGCGCACTCGCTAAAGTTTTCTGCAAATCAGCCATACTATCAACCGCATCTTTACTTGCCTTAGAAATAACTTCATCACGAGTTTTCTCAGCATCAGCCATAGCCGCATAATGTTTTTCACGCACAGCAGTTTGCGCGTCATACATATCTTTCTCAGCAGAAGCCATAGCATTATCAAAGTCTTTTGTTAAACTTACGCAAGCATCTAGGAAAGACTGATTTTGTTCACGCAAAGACAAAACTAATTCACGGTCAGCAACCTGATACATCATAGTTAATTCATCAGTTGCTAACTTCCCACCCACATTCATACTCTTAGCCAACATATCAAGACCAGTATTAGAAGTCTTTTCTAAATCATTAAAAAGAGTTTTCATTTCCGTTTGCGAAGCAGTACTGGAACTCATAATAGATTTTGCTAGTTGATTCCCAACTTCTGGACCAGCAGAAACAACCTGTTCAATAAATGTTTGTGAAAACCCTGCGCCCTGTAACTGTGCCGCACTTGTAGCAAGAGTTTTAATTGACACAAGTTTAGTTTTTAATGAAGCCAACAAACCAGCCGCATTTGCTTCCGCGCCACCGTCTGCCTGTGCGCCAACCATATCTCCAAAGATTTTACCCACATCAGTAGAAGTTGCTCCACGATACGCGTCACGCAATCTGTCAATAGATTGTTGAACAATAGAATCAAGTTTCGCTAAACCGGCTTTCCTGATTTCAAGTATTTTAGAATTATGGTCTGCTTCAAGTTTTTCCATATTCTTCAAAGAGTCGCTGTTAATCTTTTCTTTTGTTGCGGCAAACTTAACATCAAGTTCTGCCATAGCCTTACCAGATTCAGCGTTAAGGTCACGCATAGTATCGTTAAAACTTTTTTGAGCATCAGCGATAGTTGCTTTGCTTTTATCTTCAATGACGGCAGACTTCTCTGCGTAATCGTTTTGTAATGAAAGCATTTTGTCTGTGTAAGTTTTTTGAACATCAACTAACTTTGCGTTAATAGCAGAAATAGTTTTTTGAACAGCAGATTGTTTTGTGCCACCTTTTGCTACATCTCCAGCCGTACCAAGACCACCCTTAATATCTCCTTCACTTTTCAAACCAGCAACGCCTTCTTTAAGTTTTGGTCCACTAAAATCTAACTCAAAAGGTAAAGAAAACTTTTTGTTTTCTAATGAATCTAAAGTTTTTGTAAATCCTAAAACTTTTTTAGAAGCACCTTCAAAGAAATCACCAACCGTGTTAATTACTCCATCAACACTTTTTAACGCTTTGCCTGCCGCGTCAACACCAAGCGCATCTAAAGTTTTTAGAAATAGTTTCATTGGTCCAGTAACAATTTTTAGAAAACTTGTAGCAAGCATACCTACTTGATGAATAATGAAACTGATTGCGAGAACGCCAACTTTGCCAACAGCAATAACAATCTTTCTAAAACTTTCACTATGGTTCCATAAGTAAATGAAACCTGCCGCAAGTAACGCTATCGCCGCAACTACTAATCCGATTGGGTTCATAGCCATAGCCGCATTTAACGCCATTTGTTGACCGGTCATTAACGCCATCGCTGTTCTTGCGATAGTTTGAATAACAAGAAAGGCTTTTTGCGCCGCATTTGTAATAAGAATAGTTGCGCGATAAGCAACAAGCGCAAGTGTTACAGCACCTACCGCATAACCAACCTTTAACAAAATCTCTTTATTTTGACCTAACCAATGGAACGCATTTCTTACACCGTCAATCATACTCATCAAAATAGGTATTAACGCTGTACCAATTTTTTCTCCCACATTTTCAACTTCAGAACCAAGTACTGCCATCTGCCCATTAAAAGTTTTTGTGTATGCAATCGCCTGCCCACCAACAGTAACACTTAATTCCTGGAACGCTTTAGTAATAGCCTCATTCTTAGGTAAAGTTGTATCAAGAGTAATACCTAATTCCTTCATTGCTTTCATGGAACCTTGTGTGCCTTTAGCCATTAAGCCTGCGGCAACATCTAAATCTATATTTTTTGCTCTAGCAAAATCGGCAGAAATAGCCATCAACTTATTTGATTGCTCTACGCTATGTGTTGCTTGAATAAGTTTTTGATAACCAACCGCACTTACTTCATTTTGAAAACCCATTCTTTCATAACTGTCCAAAAGGTTTTCAGTTGACTTACGATTTTTTTCTGTATTAACACCAGCATTTGCCATCGCTTGACCAAGACGAGAATATGAATCTTGAACTTCTAACGCTGTTTTAACAGATAGAACGCCTACTGCTACTGCGGCAATACCAAGAACACCTACTGCGGCAGTAGCAGTTTTAGATGCTTTATCTAAGGTAGATAAACCAGCACCAGCACCTACCGCCTGCGCTTCCATTAACGCTAGTTCAGCATTGACGGCTTGAAATTGAGCAATCGCTTGACCAGCAACCGCCTTGATTTCAAATATAGCCGGTGGGAAAAACCCCATTATGCGTTTCCTAACCCTAAGTGTTTGCTAATGATAGCAGGAGCAAGAGTTGAGAACTTCTTAAACGCAGGTTGCATATAAGGGAAACCACGCATAGCGGAAGTATTTTGCCACGAAGGAGGCGCATATATTCCACCCACTTCAACGGCTCTACCATAAATCATTGTTGGACCAACAAGAGCATAATGTGAAGCGAATCCTGTGCTGTATCTTTCGCCAGTAATTCCTCTACGCAGATTGCCGGTACGGTTCATTGGCGGTTGACCAGCCTGTGCCTTCTCTCCAGGTTGTCGTCTGCCTTTGATTTCTTCCTTAGATAACTGAATAAGCGTCATCATCATTTCATCTCGTGCCGCCATAGCACCAGCATCTAAACCAACAACCGCTTTATTAACAGAGGCGCGAACCATTTTCAAATTATTGGTTATCACTCTGCACCTTTTTCACTAAAGAGTTAATGGCTATCAACCAATCAACTAAATACGCGGGTTGTTCATCTACTTCGTTTGGCGTCCAACCAAAACTGTCAGCACACACAAAGTAAAAGAACTGGTCATCTGGATAAATGAAGTCATCATATCTTTGTCCACCTTCAAGTAACCATTTTAATCTTTGGAGTTGCCGGTACGCACTTTTGGGTCTTTTTCCGCCTCCGGTGTTTCATTAACAGAAGGGAACAAAATGGTTTGTGCCTCTTTAGTTTGTTCTGTTAAATAATCGTAGTCAGCCATTTCCATTTCATCTATCGAAGCAAGATTCACAGACGGAATAATCAAATCAAGTGACCAAGATTCTACAAGCACAGCAATCAACCCATCAGCCAAAGAGAGTGCTTGCATAATGCCTTCATTTTCTATACTTGCCGCTTTGAAAATCTTTTTTCTATCCTTCACGCGTAACAATGTTGGGTCTTTCATTACAACAGTTGCCCCGCTTGGTAATGTAATAGTTTTGTTTGACATTGTTTTCCTTCCATCTGTTAGTTTGTTGCCTTCCAGGTGAAGCGTGGTTGCGGGAGAAGGAGCAGGGAAGGCGTCTGCTACAACTTGAATCCCGCAACCACTTTTGTTCTAGTTACACATAGGTACTAGAAGCCTTTGCGTTCTTTAGTTCCCACTTAATTGGTGCTTGACCGCCAGTAGAACCAGCATCAGTACTGTTAGCCATAGCGTTAATGTCAACGCTGATTTTAACAAAATCGTCACCGCGTTCAATAACTGCCGCAGTATAAGCACCCTTCGTAAGAGTTGCTTGGATTTGTACGAGTGAGGAAGATGCGCCAGTTGTCCAAAGGAGAACGATTGCTGGTTGCGTATTCGTAAGGTAGCGAGTGAGTTCAGTATTATCTTCCATAATGAAAGTGAACTTACCTGATACTTCTAATGGTCCAAGAAATACATTAAAAGGGTTTTGTGTATTTGAAATCCCATACACGGGCGTTACAGAACGCTTCATATCTATACTGCCAGTCATAGCATTTGATACTTGTACGGTTGCGATTGTTACAGTACCCGTCCAAGTAGGAGTAGGAACGATGGCGCTAAAACTTGCGGTAGGTGTTGCGGCAGAAGCGGAAATCCAGCCCGTTGCCTTTGCGTCATATTCCAACATTCCGTCAGCGTTAAACTTCAAAGAGAAATCAGAATACTGGCAACCTGGGTATGCGCGAACTGCGGCAGAATAGAAATCTGTCAGCGTGTAAGAAATAGGTTGGTCATCTGCGGCGGCAGTTTGACTATTCTTCAAAGAAATAGTGTGCGTGTAGGGTGCGCTTGCGCCAGCTGTAGCACAACTTCCAAGTAAGCCTGCGATTGGATAACCAATAGTGTCAGCGAACGCGGCACTAGAGTAATCGAAGGTGGAACGCGTACGCCCTGGAATATAGTTGTAATTCACAACATTGGAACCACGCAAACCAGTATCGTAAAGTGGGTCAATAATATCTGCTGGCTTGACTGAATCCTTCATTACTGGAATGAAGTCGGTGGGTGTTACTGCTGTTCCTTTTGTTGTTTCTTTTGCGATTCCTATAACTGACCGTGATGATTGTTGTACTGACATCTCACTCTCCTACTTTCAAGCCTGTAACAACAGGCGGTTCTGTGACTGGTTTAGTATTAGTTTTTCCTGTTGTGCTGAAATCTGGGTGAGTGAATCCTTCAGGTGTTTCAACTTCATCACCATTCTTGACTGTGACACCAAGCACAGGGAACACGCGTTCTTCATTTCCGATATATGTTTGCTTCATCATTCTCCTATGCTTGTATCATTTCGGTAACAACAAATTGAAGTTCAGCAAATGTTTCAGTTGCTCCTTCTTTCAATGTTGTTGGTTCTCCATATTGTGCGTTAATCATAGGTTCAGCACCTTGCCAAACCAAATTGCCGGTGGTATCTCCAAAGTTATGGTTCGACCGTAACCTTGTTTTGATTGCGTCAATGAGTGTATCAAAGTCTGTCATCACATCTTCAGCATTTCGCAGTAACGAGTGTTGATAAACTTGGAGAACAACGCTGTAATCTACTCTTTTCCAACCGTTAGTTGCACCGCCTATTGCTAAGCGTGTTTCTGCTTCTGATTGAATAAAGATAATGAGTGCGGCGCGTGATGATTGTCCGGCTGTGGAGTTCTCTTGGAAGTTAATTGTTTTTGGGAAAGATGTGAAAACTTGATTTAAGCCTGTGATGGCTGGCGTGTTAAGGAATGAGTAAAGGGTGGCGCGTACGCCTGTGCGCCCTGCCATTATCTCACCCTGCGGTAAAGATTAACCATTTGTAACGCTAGCGCAATATCGTTTCCGTAACGATTCGCGCCATCTATGTTTCCAGACGCAGTAGTTGTAACACTCATGGTCATTGAACTATCACCACGCATTTTAATCAAAGCCGTTGTAATAAGGATACAAGCCTCTTTAAGCATATTGGGTAGGTTTCCTACGGCAACGCCATTTGAGTGGCTGTATGACAGCGCAGAGACCGTAGGAACGGTGGTAGAGCCGTAGGTGTAAGTGCTTGCTACGGTAACCGATTCCGAACTAGCGCCATCAGAGATTCGTAACAGTTGTCCTGCGATAATTCCAGTACCATCATTAACAGTAAAAGTGCTTGCGCCGGCAGTCGCAGACAAAACAGTAGAATTAACAAAACCAGACACATAAGTATATTTAGTGAAAACTTGATTTCTTCCACTCATTGGACCACCGAACTGTAATGGTCCCTGACTTGAATAAGTTGTTGAAAGTTGTGACACCGGAATAATGATTTGCTGGTCCTCAAACCATACCGTTGAACAATCAGTCAAAGTATTAAGATTATTTATGTCAGTACCATATTGAAAACTTGACAAAGAAATAACAGGATTCTGATTAGGGTGTAGCGCAATAAAACCTTCTGGAGTAAAACGAACCCGTTGCGTTTCCGTTTGCGAAGTAGCATTTAAGTTCTGTGACATATAATTATCCATCATAGAACTAGCACGCAAAATAACATTAGTTAATTCTGCCGCTTGCGCATTAGCGTTACCACCCACCACCAGATTGTCATAGTCAATAGCGGTAGGAGCGTTAATATATTCAGCGTTCGTTAAATAAGGTTTCTCACTATATGGTGTAATGGAAGTAATACCAGTTGCCATTGTTAATCACCATCTCCAATAGTCATATCAGTTTCGTGACCACAACGACCACACTTCTTAAACCAACCATTGAAACCACAAGCGTTACAACTAAAACCTCTTTGCCCATCTTTCACATCATACGGATTTAATGACGCCTCAAAAAATCCTTCAGCCTTCATAGCACGAGCATGACTAGCATTTTCAACAGTATAGATTCCACCACGGTCAGGCTTATACAACTTGCGACCAATTTCAGTTTCTCTCACACCTTTATCCGGTGCAACCATTCGTGTCATAACATACCTTCCTTTAACACCTGAAATGCGGTGCGCCCATTATATGACACACCGCTTTCAGATAACTTATGCGCTAATGATTCCTGCAACTGCGCCATTCCAACCTGGAGCGGTACAGAAGAAAGTTCCACGGAAGTAAGTCGAGAACTCATAAGCAAACTGAGTTACAGGCCATTGGATTCCCATGTAATCCTGAACCATAAAGTTTGCCCATACATCAGAAACTTCGGTATCAGGGATTGGAAGCGTGAAGGAAAGAACTGGAGCAACGCCAGCGTTCAACCAGGGGTGAACTTCAAGCGGAACAGACTTACCAGTTACTTCATTCTGCAAACCAGTAACAATAGAACCGTATGTGGTTCCACCGCCAGCGCCAGGATTGTCAATCGTCAAACGGTAGTTAGCAGTTGAACCTGACTTGATTGCGTCAGAGAGTTGCTTGCGGTCGTTGCCGTTGATGAGAACCAAATCTGGGTCAGCCTTGTTAGCGGAATACAAGTCAGCGAACACGGATTGGAATTCAACACCTGGATTAGAAGTAGAGAACACCGAGTTAATACGGTTGATTGAACCGGAGTTTGCGCCGAGAACTGTTGGCAAAATACCGTCATAACCTGTTGCGTAAGCAGAAGTGTCTGCTGTTGCGCGAGTTGCCGCCGCACCAGTAGTGGTAAGAGCAAAGTTGTCACCAGTAAGTCCGGTTGTTCCTGCGCCTTGAATAAAGCAGGAAGTTCCCTTCATTACTCCCTGGAACTTACAGTTGGCAAGACCAGTTGTGGTTCCAACATACACATTGTATCCGAGTGCGCCTGTGATGGCGGCAACGGAAACTTTAAGAACATCTCCTGAAGCAACTGCTTCTGAAGCAACAGATGAAGCAATAGATTCACCAAAACCGTTGACAGCAATACCAGCATCAGTAGTGACATACACATAATAAGTCGTTGCGGCGAGTGCTGTTTGTGTAGCAGACGCGACAGGCGAAGTAAGTGTAACGGTTGGTGCGGTGAGTGCGCCAGAATAACCGGTAGCAGTACCACGAGCCATCAACATCATGCGTTCTTCCATCAACATTGTTGCGTAAAGCGTGGTTGTTGAAGAAAGTTGACGCAAATCTTGGTATCCAAGACCAGAGAAGTTAGCGTCAAAAGAAACGCTATCTGAGAGCGAGTACGAGTTGTAAGGGAGAATCAAATCGTCTGCGGTGTAAGAAATCTTTGCACCACGCTCGTATGAAATAGAACCAAACGCAGTAGTGGTTGATTCTGTAATACCAGGCCAGATTTGTGCTTGCGAACCAGTACCAGTACCTGTGTAACCCGTGATGCGCTTTACGCGGTGGCTAGTGCCAACGCCTTTCTTGCGCGGAATACGGTTACGGAGTGGAGTTGGTCGTGGTGTAAGAAGTTTTGCCGGTGCTTCAAGGTCGAACGCGGCAAAAGAAGTGCTAAGTGGAGAAGTCAAAGTAATATCTTTTTGAATCTCCTGCATAGCCATTCTTTGTGAAGAAAGTGCTGTGTTAAGTGAACTTAATGCTTCTTGCGTAAGTGACTTGTTAAGTACAAGGCTTTCAAGAGCGGAAGTTGGGTCAGAAGTTGGTGCTTGTCCAGGTACAGTAGAAGCATTAGAGAGAGACTTAGAAAGTTCTCCAATGAATTCTTCTTGACGCTGTGCAACTTCTTTCGCTGATGTTACATCAGAGAAAAGTTCTGTTGCTTTAGGGGCTGTAAGAGCCATTTCATTTCCTTTCGTAAAGAGTTAATTGTTAGTTGGTTTTACGGCTTTTGCGGCGAACTCATCTGCGAGTTCTTTATATCCGCGTTGTAATGTTTTGTCACTTGTGGCAGACGCTTTTGCTAAATAAGTGTTTGCAATCAAAGAAAACTCTTCAAAAGAATTATCATTCTTGATTAACGCACGCTTAGGTCCACCGCTTACTGCTTTATTGTTTGCCAATGCTAACTCTGTTTGTAACTTATTGACTTCAACTTGTGCCGCCTCATTTGCGGATTTAAGTAAAGCAATCTCATTACTTACACTATCAGTTGCACTCTTTACGGCTTTTGTAAGAATAGCATTTATGGTTTTATCGTTCAAGATTAAACCATCTTCTTCATCATCATCATTATCTTGTGTTCCAGGATAACTTTCAATGTGAGGTTCAGGGACAACAGGTTCAGCAGACTTTGGTGTTTCATCTGGAGAAACAATAGTTGCAGTAGAAACATCTGTACGACCATGCGCATTACTTGGTTGATCACAACCACATTCTAAACACTTAGCAGTAGCAGATTTATTTGGAATTGGTTTTTTGCCTTCTGCTTCTTCTACTTCTTCTTCTGCCGCGTTAGGTTCAGAACCTTCTTCTGTTTCTTCTTCCGCAGATTCGCCAACAGGTTTTTGATCATCTTCTGCTTTTTCTTCATCTTCAATGTAGCCAGCCTCTTTGCACATATTTACATAGTCATCAAGTTGGCTTTTTAATTCTTCTAATGCTTTCAATGCTTCCTCTTTAGACGGTACTTCACCTACCGCTTTATCATCAACATTGTTTTCCATAGTGTCTCCTTTAACGGTATGTGTAGTGTCTAATGTTTCTGTGAGTTCTTCTACTTGTACTAAACCTGTTTCACCATCAACAGATTTGGCTAACATTAACTTAGCGTTAGGGTTTGCTGGTCTATCTACTAAAGAAACTTCAACGATTTGTCCGTCAATGATTCTTCCGTTTGCCGCTTTAGTATCACGAACAATACGGGGTGCGCGGATACCAATACTGAAACCTTTGAGAACACCCGTCTCAACTTTTTTAACACTTACAGGATCAACGATAAGAGTTGTAATGTAATGTCCGTCTGGTTTTAAATCAAGTTCTTTAGCGACACCTGCCGCAATATTAGAATGTTGCTCACGAATGTTTCCGCCAGTCTTAAACCATTCAGGCATAGCCTTTTCTAACCAAGTAGCGTCACAGATTTGTTGGTCAATATCTATTGAATCATCTGTCGCTTTTCCATATACTAAAAGTGTTCCATCATCTTGTTTTTCTTGTTTAATGATTTCCGCATAAGCGGTAGCGATATCAGTATTCATTGACTTGTCCTTTTTCTTTGCTCGCTGTGAAATACTATTTGCCCAAGTTTTTCCTGCATCTCCACCCCACAGGAGCCAAGCAATATATCCGGCAGAATTGTTATCCCAATCCTTACCTTTTTTGTCAACTTCATGGCGAGCAAAGTAACTCACCATTCTGTTAATGGTTTCTAATGGTATGGCTTGACCGTTAGAAAGTGAACGCGCACGCGCAACACCTACTAATGTACCACCACGATTGAATTCTCTGCGTAATTCTAAACCGCGTGCGGCATTACTTCTTACGCCCTGAGGAGGAACAAAACCGTCAGCCATTTTTATGCCGGATATGTAACAACAATAATGCCTGCTGTTGAACCTGCCGCAGAGATTCCATAGATTATATCGTTTGGTCCAGCATAAAATGTTTGAGACGATGCTGTTGGAATTGTGCGACCAATAGTTGCGCCTGATGTAGCAATAGTTGCATCACCAATAAAAATAGAAGCACTATGACCGTTATAGATAGTGACTGGTGTTAATGGTCGTGCGTTAGCACTTATTTGAACTAATGGTTGTGCGGAAGTAAATGTTGTTGTATTGACATGGTTAAAAGCCATTATTGCTCCTCATCTTCTAGCAGAGATGATAACTCATCTTCACTAATGTTTTGTGTATTGACTACATAAGGCGATAGGTCGCATACGCAATTTGGGTGCGCGGGTGGTTCAGTATCACCAGATGGAAATGTATCATCTATTGGGATTGGTCCAGCATCTTCATTTTCTTGACATATATCGCAAGGATCAGCGACTAACCAAGTAACTAATTCCACGCCACTTTCTTCATATAGTTCTCTTGACGCTACTGTTACTGCTCTGCTTGTTTCTGTTTGTGCAATAGTTAATGCTCTTTCACTATCACCAACTAATTCTTCTATGTCTGCCGCAATTTCTTTAGGTGGCAAACCTTCTTGTAACGCATAAGCGAGTTGTGTACCAATACGATCAAGAGTTGTTTTTCTTAACCCAGATATGGTTACACCACGACTATCTAACAGTTTAGATAAACCGCCAGAAGGTTTTACTAACGCTGCGGCAGGTTTATTGCCTGGTTTCCATTTATCCCAATCTATATTCATAGCGTTACGCATTTGATTTAATGACGGTGCTTTACTTATTTTTGCGCGTGGAATGGCTGACATAGCAACATCTTGACCAAATACAAAACCTTCAACATATACTCTTTTTAACGCTTCATTAAGTTTTGCATCGTTGGGTCTGATATGTACTCTTGCCCATTCTCTTGCTTGATCAGTAGTTATCTCAAAAGTGTTATGTGTTGCTAACCAATCCACAACAACTTTATCTACATCTATTGAACTTTTTATTGCGTTACGAATAAGGGTGGCGTGTTTAACAGCAAGGCGAACCTTTGCCGCATTCCTTTTCTTCCACAATAAATCCATTACTATGCCAAGTAGCGTTCGGCATACCAACGCGCTGAATCATAATCCGCAACACTTACAAACTTATTTAACACATCAGCGTAAATGACCGGAACACTTTTGAAATCAAACGCGCGTGTAGGTGACTTCCTTACAAACCTAAGAAACGCTTTGATTTCTTTCTGTACTTTAACCGTATCCGTGTCGTCATACTTCTCACCTAATTCATTAACAGAAGTATCTTCTAGTTCATCTACTGCTGTGGAAGTATTTGCAAGAGCATTATCGAACGGCAAAATACCGTTAGGAGTAACAAAGTAAGCGCCAGAGCCAGCAACAATAATTGGTAAGTCTGCTTCTTTTGCGTCAATCAAACTCAAACCGTTACGCGAACGGGATTCATTTATTGTGAGATTACCAGACTTAATGTTAATGTCATTTGTTCGTGCGTCTGCTTCACTATCAGTTCTACCGGATTCCATAAACTTAAATTCAAGTTCACGCGGCATACCAAGAAACACATAAGACAGATTGGTAATCATTCGAGCAATCCAGTTAGCAAGAGGAATTGCGCCAATGACTTCAGATGATTCGGCTTGACCTAATTGGAAACCAGAGCCACCTAAACCGCCTTTAGGATTGAAACCAATTTCGCTAGGCATCACACCGTAATGTCCACAGATTGAATTGACTAAGTAGTCATCTAGTGTGTCTTTGAATCTTTCACCGTAACCATCAAATTGGATTGGTTCCATACCGGAAGGAAGTAAGCGAACGCGTTTGCGTTGTTCTGTTTGTCCCGCTAAATCGTTATTGAAAATGTTTTCATACGCGCGAAGTAAGTCTGGATTGTTACCAAAAGTTGCATCGGTTTTCATTAACAACTCTGGTGTTACACCGTCTGTGTATTCTGCGCGTAACCATTGTTGTCTGCGTAAATAAATGTCTGCAACAGCAAGAGCGCGTTCAGTAGGAGAATAACCATATATGGTAGTCGTTCTACGATTCTTCACCATATATGCTAATTCGTCTGTTGTGAATTCTCCGTCAGTTTTTTCTGACTCTGTGGGTGCTGTGAACTCTGAGCGTGGGAAACCGTAAAGGATTTGTTGGAACGCAGGGAACGGTGGCATTGGTCGCATACCTCTATCGTCAATCAGAGGTTTAATAGTTGCACCGTCAAGGATTTGTAACCCAAGCAAGTCACCGCCTACCGTTTTTTGAGGCCAGACTGTCCACGCGTCTAATACTAGGATTTCTTCTAACGCGATATTAAGCCAGTCAGCGAACACAAAACCGTTAGAACGGTCTGGTTGTTCCCAAAATTGTTTAGCCTTATTTATTTCATCAGTATATTTCTCGCGCGCTATCTGTGCGGCACGAACCTGTGTGCCACCAATTTCAGCAATAATCTTTTCAACACTATCTTCGCCAAGAACAATATCCCATTGTAATCCAACAATTTTACTTTTCAATACTTCAATACATCTACGCAAAATATCTATCTGCTCTGCCGCACCACGCAAAGTAGCAAAAGAAATTGGACGCGTCTCTGTAACATTTATGTTCTGTGCGACCTGGAACTCATTACGACGCGGGTCAGGTCTTCCTGAATCAGTAAGCGGATTTATTGCGCCAGGTACTAGAGGTTGCCCTGGACCAAAAGGAATCATAGGCAAAATAGGATTACGAGGTAACGCATCTGAAACGCCATAAGTATTATTATTTGCGGCGTTGCGCATTTGTGTTTCAGTTAAAGTAGTTGCACCTGCTGGAAGGTTTGGTGCTTTATTTATTTCAGTCGCAACTCTAGTCGCAATCCTGTCAATTAAACCCATTCCATTAACCTTTCAGTTGCGTGCCACAAGTGAAGCAAACACTAGCCATTTTAGGTGACGGCATACCACACGCTTGACACAATACTGCCATACTTGCTAACGCAAGCATACTGGAACCGCCAGCATTTAATTCACTAATAGCCCACACGAGCGCATCAAGTCTATCGGGAGAATCTTTACTAGCAGGTGTCCATTCACACATTTGCGTTTCAAGTTCAGGAAAGTATCCTACATGGTGAACCCTTTTCTGTTCATAAAGACTTGATATGGGTTCTGCTCTTAATTGTTTTCCACGCGTTGCTGTTACTTTCTTTGTTGCTACTGTGGGGTCAACTTGTTGCATAAGTAAAATAACCATATCTCCACCGTTGTTTGTTTCAGCAACAATCTTGTCTGCTTTCAAGTCTTGATAAAGTGTTACCGCTACGCGCGCCCAAGCATCAGGTGAAGCGTAAATAGATTTGTCATCAAGAATATAATAATGTCCGTCTGCTGTTATTCCTGCGGCAACGATTCCGGTCTGGTCACTATTCTCATTATTCGTAACAGCAGGGTCAACACCAACAACGATACGAACGAGTGGCGGTGCGTTCTGTACGCGTGCCGATTCGATTAGTTCGCGTGTCCAGAGTGCGCCTTCTATGCTTTCTAAGAGTTCGCCATATAATTCTTGTCTGCCTAGTCGCGTGTTTTCGTAGCGTAGTTTTAATTCAGCAAGAGCAGACGGGGCAAGATTTTTAGCATTATCAAAAGTTGAGCCGCGAATAAGTCGTATGCCATCACGCGCAATCAAATCTTTAATAATCTTTGTCGGACGCGGTGTAGTTGTTACAAGAGTCTGTGGAGCGTTACCTAGACGCAAACCAAACTGATACTGGTCCCAAGTCTCAGGGTACTTAAATGCCGCTAACTCATCAAACCAACCACCGTGAAACTGTGGTCCACGCAAACGGTCAGGTTCCTCACCTGAGAAAAGTTTAATGCGCGTGCCATTTGTTAAAAAGATTTCACCGATACTTCGGTTGTAATCTTTTAGTGTTCCGTACTCTCTGAGAATGTTAATGATTCCTGATTCACCTTCGGCACAGGTGTCGCGTGCGTCAGAGTATGTAGGAGCGACAATAGCCCACCGAGTCTTTGGAAACCTTGTTGCCTGCCAAGCAGGCCACTCTGCCGCCGTCCTCGTCTTCCCTGCACCACGACCAGCAAGATAAAGCCAAGTATGCCATTCGTAATCTTCGTCTGGTAACTGCTCTGGGCGCGCAAGGTTATGTGTCCAGTTGACTCTGCGTGCCGCTATTAAGGAGCGCGACAAGTCGGGAGACTTCTGCGTCAATACTGCTGGTGTCATAGTTAGTCACTTCCACTTGCGCCTTCATCGGTTGGTCTAGACCTAACAGTCTTGCTCTGCGTTCCATAATTCTTAACAAAGTGTTAATGGCGGCAATGTTTCCATTGTTAACGCCAGTCATTATTCTCATTTGTGCGTTGTCTAACCTATCCATTTCCATTTTGCGGGTTTCTTCAACTTCTTCATAAATAATTTTAAGGCAGGCTCTACGGTAAGCGTTATAGGCTCCGCTACTACTTGCGTATCCTAATTGTTTTGCTATCTGGTCGAAAGTGAAACCTAATCTCCTGAGAGATAACACTTGTGCTTCTTTTTCTAGTGTGTCAGGGTCTAGGTGTTTTCCCTTTCTACTGTTAGCCATTATTCACTCCCTATGTGTTCATTAACAATTTCTTGTTTAGTTGTTTGTTTTGGTAACGCTGTTACATTTGCGTTTGTGTAATAGTCGCTGTCTGGGCATTGATAAACACTACCGCACTCGACACAGTAATAGTCAAACCATAATGTTGCTTTTGTCATGGTTTTGTTACATCTGGTTTAACGGGAATGAGTTGTTGCTTAAATCTTTTGTAATCCACAACATGATGAACACGATTAAACTTCACTACTGTTTTTGCACAGTCAGGGTGCAGTCTTACTAATTCTGCTGACTTTTTAATAAACCCGCCTTGTGCATAGAAATCTGTCATGCCTCCGGCTAAGCGACCTTTTCTACTTGTGCCTACTTTAACTATTCCTACAATATGACTCTCTGCGGTACACCAATATCCAGTTTTAAGAATGTCTAGGCTAACAATAGTGTCATCATTTATACCTCTGCGGTATGTTATGCCGTATTTGTTTAAGTCGTTCCTGTATAACACCGCGCAATAAAGTCGTGTGTTTAATCCAATAGGTGTTGATTTCATTGTAAAACTCATACCTAAACTTATGCCAGCAAGGTTTTCATACTTTAACATAAAATCTTCGTGCCAGCGTAACGCTTTAGGGTTAGCGACATGAGCGCGTCTGCCCTTGTTCCATATAAGAAACGACCTTATGTTGTCGTCCATAATCCAATGATGAGTAAACCCTAAGTCTCTTGAATGGTCCCAGGCAAAGTTATGTCCTACTCCTGTTGTTGGGTGTGGGTCTAGTTCAGGCGTTTTTTCATAGTCATCAAAATATCTTTGCGGCCAGGCAATAACATTACATTCGGGATTGTGTAATTTGTATATTTCTTCTTCTGCTTTTTCAACAACAAGTGTTGGCTTTATCCCTAATTTAAGTAACGCATTGGCTGTTAATTGAGTAGTTGGTCTGCCGCGTGTGTTAATGTACACGGGAAATTGTAGTGATGGTTCTATCCCTGCCATTGTTCTGCCGTTTCTCTTGCGAATGTTGCAGGGTAACGGATTGACGCTTGTTTTTTTCCTTCATTTTGATATTTAATAAGTTCAAAAAACTCTTGGCGTGATTCTTCTGTCTGAAAATAAACACGCAACACCGTTGAATAGTGTGCAACCCTTCCTTCCATATCTACGCCTGTTTCGTTAATAAACTCATCTATTGCTTTGGAAAGGTCTTGTGTAAAAACATTTTCTGCTTCTAATGCGCGTTCTAACATTAGAACATCAGTTTCTAAAAATCCTACTGAATCTAATTTATCACTTTCTAAAAGTTCTTGAAGGATTGTAAATAAGTTTTCATTGTCCCAACCACCGCGTTCGTTAGTGCGATTTAACGCTACAAGTGCGGCGCGTGCCTCTGTATCATCTTTTGATGCCCACCCTTTAACTATTGGCACAAACCACTTACCATTTTTAACAACAACTCCGGTGGGTGCTGGTTGATTACTTTCTTTCATTTGTTTTAATACTTCATGACGGCCGTGACCACTAATCATATAATTTGTGCGCTCATCAACAACTATTGGGTCTATATAACCAAAAGCAGAAAATGATTTGTTTATTAACACATTGTCGTGACTTTTAGGGTTAAGTGGATTGGGATTTAAGTTTTCTAGTGCTACAAGTTCTATGCTGTGCGACATTGTTCCTCCAGATAAGGTTTCACTTTATTGTTCCAAAGTGTTAATGCTGATGCGATAGCGGCGTGCATATCTATATACTTGTAAGACCCTAATCTTCCACCAAACCACACGCCTTCTAACTCTGAAACAGCATTACGATACTTTTGTAACTTTTCTTTGTCTTGTATAGCGTTAACAGGATAAGCACCTACTTCGCCAGGTAAAGTTTCGCGCGGATATTCCTTATGAATAATTGTTCCATGCGAATTTTTGTCAGGGCGATAGTGTTTATATTCGTGTACGCGCGTGTAAGGAATTTCATAATCAGCATAATTAACTATTGAGCAACCTTGATAGTTGTCTATGTCTAATCTTTCTTCAATAAAATCTACTGACCGCCAACCTAAACGACCAAACTTGTAATTAAAAAAAGCATCAAGTTCGCCTGTATAAACTAACGGTGATGTGTGTTTGTAATCTAAAATGTCACAAGATAATTGAACTGTTATGTTTTCGTGGTTTGCCATTTTTTCTAACCACGCTTGATACCCGCTTGATGGTATTCCTTGATATGTGTCCGTAAAATAATTATCATCAAAAGTTTCACGAACAGGAAGGCGTTTAATAACACTTGAAGGTAAGTCTTTTGGATTTCTTCCCCAATGCTTTCTTGTATAACCTTCTACAACATTTTCATATAAATCTTTGCCGATAGACCTAATTGCAACACTTTCAAAATCATTTCCAGTATGGTTTGCAAATTGTTTAATATGTTCTTGCATTGATTCAGGTGTGAAAAGTTTATCGTAAAATGCACTATATGATGCTAATCCAAATGGTAACGGTACAACTTTATTGTTAGCAGTAACAGTTCTGCCTCTGTGTGTGTATGGTACAAACTCTGTAAAGCGATTTACATACTCCCAAACAATTTCATTAGAGGTATGAAAAATGTGTGAACCGTATTTATGTACTTCAATTCCTGTTTTTTCATCATTGTAAGATGACATATTGCCGCCAATAATGTCTTTTTTTTCAACGATAATAACTTTGTATCCGCTAGAAGCGGCTCGTTCGGCAATGGTTAATCCAAAAATGCCAGCCCCGCCAACTATTAAGTCAGGCACTTTCCTCGCCTAACAACCATTCTTTATTTTTCATTGTCCATTCAACGGTTTGTTTAAGTGAATCCTTGAATGGAATAGGTGCTACCCAACCCCACTCGTCTAATGTTGTTCGCTCTAACGCATAAGTTAAATCGTGTCCTGGTCTAGTCATTCCAACATCTTCATAATTAACCCAATCGCCTTTCATGTTCATATATTCAGCAATAAGGGAAATCATTTCATCATTAGCAACTTCGCGTTCTCCACCCACATGGAATCTGTGTGGGCGTTTAATTCCTTCTGAAAACTTATTAGGGTTTTTGCAACAATGTTTAATGGCAAATAGTAGTGCATCTGCTTGATTGCGAGCGTGTAGGTAGTATCTAGTGCCAGATACCCACTTGCCATCTATAAAATTAGAGTGAACATTCATTTTCTTTCCTGCTAAAATGTTAACCATTGTTTTGGGGATAAACTTTTCTATGTCTTGACGCTCACCGATAATGTTCATTGTGTTAGAAATTACTACGGGAATGTCGTATGTTCGCCAATATGAAATTGCTATTGCTTCCTGCGATACCTTACTCGCTGAATAAGGATTAGACGGAAGCATAGTGTCATATTCAGGGTGTGGAAGTCCATCTATTGCTGGACCATAAACTTCATCTGTACTGACTTGTACAAAAACTTTTAGATTTTCAACTGTTCGCGCGTATTCTAACATTGTAATAGCAAGCGAAACATTGTTTTCTACAAATGGTCGTGGGTGTGTAATGCTTCTATCAACATGAGATTCAGAGGCATTGTTAATGATTACATCTATTTTGCCAATATTTGTGCTTGTAACAATATCAATGGGTGTAGTTAAATCATGCGTGATAACAGTAACGCGTTTAACTTCGTGCGGATTAGCCGCAAATACGCTTCTAAGTCTTGAACTGAATCCCTTATTTCTAAAACTATCTAGGGCAACAATTTCCCAATCAGTATTTTTTAACAGATGCTCTAATGTGTGATGTCCAACAAAACCACCAGCACCAGTTAAAAGTATTCTTAACGACATTCCTTCTCCTTAATAAATGTTTCTATGAGAAGAACGCGCGCCTGAATATCGCTAGCAGGCAAACAAAACAGACGCGCGTTCCCTTTTCTCTCACTCAGCGGAAGGGATAAACCTAGAGCGAGAAAGTTTTAATGCTTCAATATCTGAACGGTTAAACAATGAACGCCTTTTGCTTTTTCCCGCAGGTGTAATTATTTTGTGGAAAACAAACTGACGCAAATGATTACGCGATACACCTAACATTTCAGAAGCAACAAACGAATCTATTAAATCTTGTTCTTCCATCATATTCCTTCCTTACGCCCACTCATCCAGCGGGTCCTCAATGGATTTAGTATCAGGATATGAAACAGGTTCCGCAACATTTCGTGGCGTTACACCGTAACTTTCAACATTTACTTCAAGGGTTTTAACGCTTTCGCCGTCTTTGTTCACCCAAGTGTTTGACGAGAACTTACCTGTGACAACAATGCGCATACCTTTACGCAATTCGTTTGCCGCACCAGTAGCGTCTTTACCCCAGATAAAACAGCGAAACCATATTGCTTCCCCGTCAATCCACTCGTCACCTTTTTTGATGCGTGGTTGATTTGCTAACGGAAAAGAAGTAACCAGAGTTCCTTGCGTTGTTTTTTTTAGTTCAGCATCAGCACCAAGATTTCCGGCAACCGTAATAGTTCCTTCAAAAGCCATAATGTGCCTTCCTCTCAATATAGACATATTGACCTTCAGGATTAAGTGTAACAACAGATTCGTTAAAAAGCACTAATGGATATGTTTCTGGGTCGGCGTGTCCTGGAACAATCAAACCACGCAATTCAGATAGTGTTACATTTAAGTGAACGCTGTCTGTTCCCAGGTTGTGACATTCGTGATGTAACGCTAAAAGGTTTTCAACTAAATCTTTGCCACCTCTGGATTTCAACTTCCTGTGGTGTAACGCAAATGACTCTGGCAATCCACGCCCGCACTTTTCGCAGTATGCTTCGCACCGTGTTAAAACAATCTCCCGAAGTTTCTTCCAATTCGCCACTAGATTTCCTTCTTGAATATCGTGCTGGACTAATCGGAATCTGCGTTGATTTTAGTACTTACTTGATTTCCAATGCGGCTTGACTTTTCTAAGTCTTTAATTCTTATCCACACGCCTTGATTGTCTCCATACATTTTATTAGCAGTAATATAAGTGACTTGTTGGTCATCAAGATAAGCAACATCTGTTAATCCATCAAGCACCGCTCTGATTAATTTATCTAAGTCGGGTCTAACAAACGGTTCATCTCTTTTAACAGTCTTAGGTTTTAACAGAATGAAAGTTAATGTTATTTCAACAGCACCTTCCGCCTTGCTCACTAATACCTTCCTTGCCGTATTAGCAATATCGGCACGCCATAACGCTAAATCTTGTGCGCGTACATGAATAGCGTGACCGTTAATGAACTTCAAAGAACCTTGTGGAACTGGTTTTCCACTTACAAAAAAGTGCGCGCTAATACCAGTAATGACTTCTCCAGAACTTCCAGGCGTTACAAGGTGTTCCATAACGGTGTTCAATATAGCGCAAACCGTTATGTATTTGTTTCTTAGGGTCAGTTGATTTTTCATTTAACATTTGCGCAATACCAAAAGCAGTACTGTCAGGATTGTCTGATTTGGGATTCCAATTACTTTCTTTAGTCCATAATAATTTAAGACAAGAAAATTGTTCATCATTCCAAGCATAACTTTTTAACTTTTCTTGCGCATAACTTTTAACATTTAATTCAATAACTTTAACTGGTTTTTCTATTACTACTTTTTTCATAGGGGCGTGTGCCTGTGCTGATGTTGTAATAGTAAAAATTGCAACAATACAAGCGACTAGAAACTTTCTTTTGATTTTTGGCGATTTCATTTCGTCTCCTTATAGGGTACGCGTTTTGCTCGCTTCATCTCTTTCGTAGGTTTCAATTAGTTTATGAGGCGAACGCTCTTTGAGTCGTTTCCCAAGTTCAGCACTAGATGTAGAAGTGGACTGAATTCGTGACCGTATAGGTTCACACTTGGGGCAGAAGGTAACACCATCATACACAGTTTCTTTTTCAATCCAATTACCCTTTACATAAATCTTCTTAACCTTTACATAAGAAGTTTCAACAAACCCTTCGTCGCAATCACAATCTTCCATTACTTTCTCCTAACGCTATGTCTGCACAAATCGCTTGAACACCGATTAACGCATTGTCTAAACTGCCAGACAGTTTCATAATGTCCTTCCTACCTGTTAATGGTTTCCAGTTCCAAATATCTTCACTAATCTTTATTCGTATTTGTTTTTCTAATACTTTGATAACAGTTTTAACTATTTCTTGTTGTTCTTCATCAAGCGTTGTGAGAAATAGTTGTCCGTCAATAATTACCCAATGATTATTGTTACAATCGTTTGCTACTTTTTTCTTAACCATTATTTGCCTTTCTTTCTTTATACATACTGGAAGCAACTTTTGTTGCGTAACTAACTAAATCACCTTCGGTATTGTTTTTTGTTAAATCTTTCCCTGCGGCAATATCTATCGCAAGCAAAGCAATCCTGCCGTAGCGTTTAGTAAGTTGTGTAATGCGAGCGATTTCTGTACTTGTTAAATCTCTGCTTAGTAATTCGGAAACATACCAAACTGTTAATCCATAACACGCGGTCATATCATCTTTTTCGTGTAAATCGTCCCAGGCTTCCTCAATGAGCAGAGACAGGTTCCAAGCGTTCATGCCGGCATCTCTGGCACTTGCCAAACGCTCTCTAACGGCTAGAATTGCGGTTTTGGCCGTCTGACTCCTGGGAAGGGTTGGAATATACTGGCCAGATAGGGAAGTCTCCTTAGAACCGTCACCTATGGCTTGTGGCAGGGTTTCCTGCCTCTTAGCGATAGGCAGGTCTAAAAGGGTCTCTAAATCAGCCTTCTTATTATTTCTCTGTTCTCTGTTCTCTGTATTCTGTTCTCTGTATTCTGGTCGCGTTACTAACGCGTTACTAATTGCGTTACCAGTTGCGGTTTCTTTCTTCTGTCTAAATCTTTCAACACGCGCCTTCGACAATTCTTTCTTATCTTCTACTTGTCGTTTAGAACTCTGATGTAAAAGATAGTCATGTATAACAAAACCGTTCTCGCTTAATTTTTCTATCCACAAACCAGCAGAAGTTAATTCGCTAAGCCAAACTATATTGTTATCAGCCAGCCTGCTTGCCACCGCCATAGGTACAAGTCCATCTGTTAAATAAGTTCCGCAGTAACACAAACCGCTTATGTGTATGCGAAACGCTTTGTCTGACAACCCGATAATTTTTGGGTGGTCTGGAAATGAATCATTTATTTTTATCCAAGTCATTACATATCCCTTCCTGCTAGTTACTTACCGAAACACTCTGAGCCGTAATACCCGCAATATAATTTACAAAAAGCAACATACTTTTCTGGTGCTGGCGGTTCCGTAAGTTCTTTCACTTCCGACAACCATTGTAACGCTTCTAATGCAACAGCCTCACTATAATTTTCTGTATGAACTTTTATGTCTCTCTCATCTCCGTCACGCGGAATAGCAACAAGCGAAACAGTTTTCACACTCCTATTATTTTTTGTTAATAAATATCCATACAACTGCACCTGCCATATTTGTTGTTCCGTAGGAAAACTTTTAAGACTTTTCATCTTTACAGTTTTCCAATCTATAACAGCACCGGCTTCCTCAATATAACAATCCAAGTGACCTTTCAAACCGTCATACTCAACTTCCAGTTCTAATTCATAATCAGACCACACTAGAGATTCTTCAATCATCTTATGAATCGCAGTACCCATTAAACCAGGCAACCGCAACACCGGATTGGTTTTCATATCACCGCGCAAAGTGTGATACACGCTACGCCGACAACCACCGATAGAACTTACGCCCAGTTCTTTTTGTTGCGAGCGTTCTCTATTGTTATCAAAACTTGTTAATGCCTTCACTAACATTTCTTCTATTAACATTTTATCCCTTTCACATTTCCAGCGACGCTCTGACGCTGGTTCCAATACTGCGAGCAATATCTACTTGTGTTCTTATCCTTCCTGCGTTAGCACGCGCGCCTTTAACAATAGCCTCAGCAATACTTAACTCGTGAAATTGTTTTTCACACATAAGTAAAGCCTTATCGGATACATCTTGCACACGCATTTTGTTATCACCGAAAGATAATCTGGCTTTAGCAATAGCAATCTCATAATCACTTTTACTCTTATGATATTTATTCTCTGCCTCAATCAAATTAGCGTGCGCATAGTCAATCTCTTTGCTTAAAGTGACTAAACGATTTTCAATCCCTGCTGGTGTAATCATTTCAACTTTACCTTTCCAGTATTTCCACAAGTTTTACAACGCACAACTTCATCTACTTTCCAATCACCGCAATACCAACATCTAATTGGCTCTGACATGAGATGCAACCTTTGCGGTAATCGTTAATGCTTCTGATTCACTAAAACCATTAAGAATCAAGTTGCCGTAAAACTCATACAACTTATCTAATGGAATCTCAGTAATGTCTTTATCATCAGTTGATTTTTTTCTAATAATATGAATACTTGTTTTCTTTATGGCATCTTCACCATATTTATCTTTCAAAAAATCTAACCATTGACTTGTAATAGTTGTATCCATTATGCCGCCTTCAACTTTCTTAATTGAAAAACATCTACCCACTCTGGGTGGCTATCTATTAACAGTCTTGCGTAATGCGCGCAGTAATCATTATTTATTTTGAAATCAGAATTAGCATCATCTGTTTGCATATAATGATTCCAACGCAATACTTCTACTAAACATTGAATACCAAACTTTCTGCGACCACGCGCCACAAGTTCCTTAGTCATATCCTCTAACAAAACAAATACCTGTGGATTTGCTTGATGGAAAGCCTCAAACCTTTCAACGGCATTAAGTTTCCTACCGTTAGAAATATGTGGCTCATTGTAATTGAGAAAGTACTGTGTACCCATATTACTCCAACTCCTTTCTTGATTTCTCAAACAAGGAACGCAAGTCAGTAACACCCTGATGCGCATCAGAATGAAACTCAATGTCTAAATACATACTGTTCTCGCGATAAAGTTTGCGTAAATCATTTATGTTTGCGGTTAAAGAAATCTTTGCTTCAATCTCTTGTAACTTACCGTCAGGAAACTCAACCTTAGTTTCAGTAGGTTGAGTTGCTTCAGTTAATTCAACTGGCGGTGTATCCGTCACCAGTTTGATAACCTTCGCTGGCTTATCTTGCGTATCAGCCTGCGCCATTTCTTCACTCGTATAAATACCCGACAAGTCGTGTGGAAACGCTTTCCGCAACGCTAACGATTCAGCACACTTTGCGAGCATCACATCAGCCATCTTCGTCCACAAACCCATAGGCTTATTGTCACGACCAAGAGGACAGTAAGACTGAAACTTTGCTACCGCCCCCAACGGTTCAGTAAAACCTTTACGGTACACGCCAACCTTAGACGCGACAGGTGGCGTATCGCTAAGCCATACATCTGACCACGCGCCATCTTCTCCGCACCAATACGGTCCAGCCTGCCCCGCATATTCAAGACTGCGTTGTGCCACTATGCGCAGACCGTCAATGCTTGCTTGAATCGTGTAACGACCACCACGAGCAATCATATAAATCTGTCGCGCGAATGGGTCAAGACCAGTCTTTTGACAGTAGTGTAAAAAGACTGCTAGTTCTGCTTTAGGTGCATCGGCTAATCCGATTTGTTTTAACGCGGCGAGTTGTTTATCTTCCCACCAGGTTTGTTCGTTAGTGACTTGTAGTGTTGCGTTCATTTTAGCCTTCCTTCTTTTTTGTTAGAGCCAGGAAATCTGGCAGGGGTAATTACTTACACGCACATCACAATCAACAACAATGTGTGATGTGACATAAAATAGAAAAAAACCAACAACGATTATGAGAATGAATACGACACGCGTACCACGAACCGTTAATTGGTTTTCACGAAAGAGAAAAATAACAAAACACGCGAATAGAATCGCTAACACTAAACTGACTAAAATACTTATCATTGGATTGCCTCCGGTTCCTATCTTATACGCAATCTGCGTAAAAGAAAACAAGCATTTATTTAACGCTAAAACAATATAAGGCGCGTAAGTCGAAACCCACGCGCCTCATATTTATAGTTCTAACTTAATAGAGCCAACGCTCGTGATTTGAAACTATTGTTAGCGCCAGTCACAATCTTTTCAGCGCGAGCCACCGCCTGATTCGCACCACGCACCGGCTTCGCCCAATCGCTATATTCAACGACCGCGTTAATTGCCGCCCACTTAGTATTAGCAACATTCGCTTGCGTAGGTGCTTTCCACAAACCCATCAACGCACCACGCGCTTCTTCGGCAACATTTTGAACACGCAACGATTCTTCGTCAACAGGTATTAACTTTTCAACTAACTTAAAGAACTGTTGGTCAGTAAAACCTTGCGCTAACAATTTTTCTGCCTGCTTCTCAAACGCTTCAACAAACTTGAAAGTCAATCCAAGTGTTTCCCGCGCAACCTGCACTTTGCTTGTCATCTTAGGTGTATGCCTCCACGCAAAATTACTTACCGCAGAATCTATCGCCCACGATAAAGTGTTTTGACATACAACCCGAATTGGAGTAACAGCGACATTGAAGGAACTAGAACCATCATGCGTATTCCACGCCATCAGATAAAGGTTCACAGAATCAACACCACCGATTTCTAAACCGTCAGGCATTTTCATAGTCATAAATACTTTACGACCATTATCTATACTGCCAGCAGTTTCAAACACCGCACCTGATTCATCAGATAAATCGTTAAGGAAAGCAAACGCCTCACTATTTTGTAAAGGCGTGTACCTGCTACCTACAACACCTAATGCTTCTGGTTTTTTTGTTTTAGGATTTGCCCTGTATGTCATAAACTTTTCTTTGAAAGAAACCAAATCGTCACCTACACTTACACTTACTGGCGAATCTGATTTCAATACTTCCCAATCAAGTTGTGCGGTACGCAAAGCGTCATCAGCAGTTAAAGCATCTGCCGTGACTGTACCTAGTTTATGCCACGCTACTTCTCTTGCTGTGAAGAACGCGGTTGTACCGTCTGTGAATTGTTCTAGTTGATGTGACATTTTGTTATCCCTTTTCTTTTAGTTGAGTTGGTTGGGTTTTGTAGTAAGTACCATCTGTGTTACACCACACATAAGGCAAGTTATCTTTTACATTGAACTTGTAAAAGACTGCATCTTTGCGTCGCAAATTAGATTGGTGTGAACGGTGCAATTCTTTTAATCCTAACCACCAGGGCATTTCTGGATTGTTGGTTAGAACTTCTGCTTTGAATCGTGGCAATAATGTGTCTTTGTAACCGCGCGAAATCCATTCTTCGCAAATAACTATTGCGTATTGGATTAGTGCTTGTTCGTAATTACGCCACATAACAGTTGCGGGGTGATTTACCCAACCTTTTGTTTTGCCACGCAACGCATTAAGAATCTGCCAAGCCTCTACTCGTTGTTTGCCTAATCGTTTATAGTCTAAACATTTAGCAGTTGTATGAAAATCTGCGTACGGTAAAAAGGTTTGCATCATTTGCCTCCTGTTAGTTGGTTATCTGATTGGTACTCTCGCAAACACTTAGGGCAATTCCAATACTGAATAGAATTGCACACATCTATATCAACTGTGAAAGTTTTTTCACAATTAACACAGTAACGATTATCTGAAAATTGGTAATCGTTAATATGATTACAACTCACAATCCTCCCCTTTTGGTATTTCAACTCCGAATAGTTTATTTTCTAAAGCGGTTATTTTCTCTTTGCATCCAGGACATTCAAGAGAATGGGCTAAAATAATATGAAACATGAAATCACGAAATTCGTCAATTTTCATTAAATCATCCATAATATGGTGCAACTCACTTTCGTAATTCGATTTCTACCTGTGCGTGTTTAATACACGCTTCAGAACAAAAACCGATTGGGTGCGCATAAGATTTATCTGTGAAGTTCCAAACCATTTGTGCGGTACTCATTTCCTTCCATTCTTCACAGTAACCGCAACGCCATTTCATTTGTTTAGTTTTGCTAGTCATTACTTTGCCTCTCTTGTTAGGGATACTTTTTGAATACGAACAAACTCAGGCTTATCTGCAATCCATTCGTGAACTTCGTCCCAAATGAAATTGCGTTTTTCATTTTCTAGAAATTGAATTCCAGGGTGGCTAGGATTACTGCTTTCGCCTAATCCTGAATCATAAAAAGCAGGCGTTTCAAACTCAACTGCAATTAAGACATACGCTTTAGTTCTCATTATTTTGCCTCCGTTTTGTAACCGCATTTTGAACATTCTTGATATTTTTTCCAGGGTCGGGTTGTAATAATTGAGTTAGTGTGCATCTCAGTTTTGCATTTTGGGCAGTTCATTACTTTGCCTCCTGTTGTTGTGAGTAACTATCCGAACCTTCATTTAACATATTAGAAACTTGAACAGCATGAATATATTTATCAGCACAATAAAACGGTGCTGGCGGCACATAACTACAACCCCAGTCATTAGTTTGCTCGTTAAACCAATCAAGCCAAGCCTGAAAACCAATCACCAGATATTGTTCCGGCTGACAAAAACCTTCAGCCAAACAAGCGTTGTAATAATAACTATATGGGTTAATAACAACATAAGTAGTTGGTGCTGTCTTGAAAATGTTGTTAACAACAGTTTGAACTGTTGGTTCTAACATTTTTTTATTTACTTCACTCATTGAAATCCTCCATCATAGAATTGAGTTCGTCATAATTAAGTAAGTTAGAAATGTATTTGACATCATCGTTTGTTTGGGCATTAGATAAACCTGCGTGAACAATGAAGCGTTTATACAGGTCATCTTTGTGCGGAGTATTTTTCATGAACTCAACTGCCGCGTGGTATGTTGGTTCATCATTATTTATCCATAGCGAAACATTCCAGGTTTCGTAATTTTTCCAGCCTTCATAAGTACCCGACATTAGTTTGCCTTCCTTTCAGTTAGATAAACTTCACGCGCACAAAGTTGAGAACAAAAACTACGAACATCATCTTTGTTGATAATGCGCTGGTGGTCTTGTTCATAAACCATTCTGTAAGTTGTCATACCGTGAAAAAACTCAACTGTGTTTTTACAACGATCACAAGTAAATATGATTTTGTTTGAACTATTTAATTTGGTAGCCATTAGTTTTTCCTCCACACTCTAACGATATGACCTGGCTGGAACTCCGTGATGTTTCCAGAACGAGCGCCACGAGTTTTGTGTGCGACCGTAAAGTATTGACCTATCATTCTAACGGCATGAACTTTTGTTTTACCCGTGATGTCTAAATAGTCACCAGGTTGAATATCACTTGCTTTGATACACGCGCTTACTAGATTGTGTTTCATTAGTTGTTCCTCCAAGCAGCACGAGGAGCATAAGGCGCAACATTGTTATCAGTAATAGCAATCCACACTTGCGGAACATCTCCTGCACAATCCATAATACGACATTCAGCATTTGTGTCGTGTTCGCAATCATCATCAGCATCAGTATTAACAATAGTTACATTTGCAACAAATCCTGCTAGCGGATAATTTTGTTGAAAAGCAACATTCACTTCCGTTTCACCAAGTGATTCATTTTCTTCAAGAATGTCTTGCAATTCTTCTATCAGTTCGTTGAGCGTCATTTGCTTATCCCTTGTGAGTAGTTACTGATGGCTCATCAGTTACGGTTACACCGTAAGACATTTGGTAAAGGGAAGCAGTACCAAATGTTTCGCCATTATTTCTTGATGCGAACTTGAGAAACTTTCAAACCATGCTCTTTAGCGTAATTGCGTTTCGCTGTATTTGTTGCGGTGCGCTTTTCTTTTGATTCAGCAGTTAAGATTAAGAAGGCAATCACATTCGCCAAACCTTCTGATTCCTCTGCTGTTTCAGAACCATAAGTCGCTAACCATTCTGCGGCGTGCCATATATCGCCAACTGATGGCGCGTGTGGGATTACTAAACCTTCGTGCATAAATCGGTCAACCGAATCTTCGTCGGAAGTAATTCTTTCTCCCCATGCGAAGTCTTTGTAGTTAAGTCCCATTTGCTTATCCCTTGTTAGTAGTTTTAGACGCGGTAGCAAGTTGCATCGCGTATTGGTCAATCCAACCTTCAGCACCGTACATTTTTTTCATGTTATCTAGCCAAAACCAATTTTTAGTTGCTCCTAAATCACTCAATGTTTTTTCCCAATAAATAATTTTTGTTCGGTAATCTTCTGGACTCATTTGTTTATCCCTTGTTAGTAGTTGTCGCTGACTCATCAGGTGAAGATGCGAACCTCCACGACCATTACAAAAGGAATCTGTAATGGTTTCGTCTTAAATGTTTTTGTAATCCGTTTGTTTTTCATCGGGCAACTTCAATCTGGCTTAGGCTTTTATTCCCGTTGACGCTGGCCTTGAAATGTCACTCGCTCTTTTAACTCTGGTTAAGTTAATGTCATCGCGTTTCTCTGGTTAATCACCTGTGGTGATACGTGCGGTTTATTTTGCCTGCCAACCTTGCCGGTAGTTTGGTTTCTCAACTTATTTATCCGATTCGGTCTAAGTGACGAACGATTCCGCCTCACTTAGAAAAGTTTTGAAAACTGCCGGTTTGATTTGATTTACCAACCCGCTCTGTGTAGTTGTCAAGTGGTGCGGTTTCCCAAGAAACTTATTCGAACGACCTTCCTTGCGGGAGGATTCTTGGTACTAAGTAAATCCTAACGGGTGCTGTAACACTTGTACAGCCCATTTTGGAAGTTTTTTAGGCTGATTTAGGCTCGATTAGGCTGAAATTGGCTGGCTAGACCAGGCTAGGACAGGCTAGGACAGCCTAAAACGAGCCAGGGTAGTCCAGACCAGGGGCAGGCAAAAGACAGGCTAGGACAGCCTAAAAACGACACGCCCTAGAGCGTTCTTAATAAACTGTTAATCATTTACAATGAACCATGGCATATTCCTCAATAGAAATACGGCTTGGTGGTCTTTCTGTTAATACGCAAACAGAACTTACCTATCCTGATGGATTAGATGACCTATGCGCACGCACACTTAAACTATTTAAAGACGGTGTAACTGTCGCAAAAGAAAATGACATTGACATAACCGTAATGACATTAGTTACAGACTATCTTGAAACAGAAGAAGAAGAAGGTTAGTCCAACCACACTTTATAGGAAGCAGTCACACGACCCTTGTCTGGGTCAACAAAATGTAGTCGTTGCGAAGGCGTAGCACTTGCCGCCAACATTACACCCGCATAACGATTATCGGATTCAGTAGAACCAGTCTGATACACAGAACCCTGACCGTTCGCCATAGCCCACTCCGCGTGAGTGTGGTAGTGACCGATATACACATCACGAAAATCCCAGGGATACGCACCGGAACGCCAACGATTAGCGTGCTGAACTATTGCCCCTGGTGAAGCAAAACCATTTCGCCCTACTTCATCACCGTGAATCAACAAAGCCTTATAGTTTCCAATTTGTACTCTTTGAATATCGTCAGGACATTCCTGCCAAGTTAATCGTTTCTCACCCGCAAGAAGTTGCCGCGCCAATTCATAACACATACGGTCGAAGTTATCCGAACGCGGAACATTATCGCGCTTACTACCAATCCTGCCATGATTACCCCACTCAGGAACAACCGTCACACTCTTATAGTTCGCAAGCGCATACCGAACAACATCTACACATAACCTGGAAACATTTACATATTGTTCAAAAAGAGTGGAATCTATTTCAAACGCCTGACCAGGAAAGTTAAACAAACCTTCCACCATATCCCCACCAAACATAATAGTTACATTATTGACTGGGTGGTCGGCTCTCTGAATATCAGTAATTGTTACCGCTTTTTCAACAAAGTTCATTACCCGCGTACGCATTACATTAGAATCATACGAAGTAGTTTTTTTAGCACCCTGCCAATCCGTCAAATGCCATAAAGCAACCTCAGTCTTTTTACTACTCTTAGGGAACTGTTTTTCTTTTACATTAGTTATTGGTCCAGCAGACAGCGTTGCTTCATAGGAAGCATTATGCGTAGCCTCTACCAATTCACTTATTTTATGTTTTGCTACTAATAATCTTTTTTGCGTATTCATTAACGCTCTACGCAATTCAACTACATCAGAAGAGTCAATACCTTCCGGCAGGTCGTTAAGTCTCTGTTCAAGACTCATAAATAATTTCTATTGTTTGCATCGACACGCCTTTTTTCTATGCGCGCTAAGAGTATCTTTAGAAACTTTGAAACCTTCATCACGCAAAGCATAAACAATTGCTAATGTAGAAACACCATCATCAAATGCTTTGTTTAACGCTTTCAAATCATCTTTGTTTATGTTTTTTATTGAGTTTGCAAAAGGACATAACCCAACGGTTGATTTGACATATTTTGTTAAACTTTCATCTAACGCCATAACGCCTCCAATTATCGTACTCATAATGGTACATCACATAATTGAATTTACCTTTACCTGGGCAAAGCAACTTCCCCTTTTGCCGTACCCAGGTAAAGCGTTATTGAGTTTTTTCTGTAACAGGCAACTCTGGAGTCACCTGAATAGCCTTACTTTCCAAAGCGTGCGCAATCAAACCAAACATAGGATCATTCTTGTCTATCGCACGCAAAGCCGGTGGGATAACCGCTGCTGCTCCAGCAAAAGCAATCGCCTTCCAGTCTGTAATTCCCGCCATAATCAAAGGAACAATCGCAGTAACAAATCCTCTAATATAAGACTTCAGAATGGAACCAACTTGCGCACTCATTTTTTCTCCTTTATTTGTTACGGTCTGGCAACCGCCATCACCGATGAATAGTTACGCTTTTTGAGATAAACGCCATCACCGTTACTCTGACTGCCTTTGCCATCAGAGGTGTTGCCTTCGTAACAATACATATATTTCAAAGTGCTGTTGTTTCCTTTAACAATACCTACATGATCTGGTTCGGCATCATCATCAAATTGAAAAAATACAATGTCACCTGGTTGAGCATTTCCAATAGGAACAAGTTTATTATTTTTAGCAAACCATTTCAAGCCAGCATCACACGAAGCAAAACCCTTCTTACCAGACGCGGCAACTTTTGCAGACAATCCCGCCTCCGCGTAACACCAACTCACGAACATGGCACACCACGGATTATTGTCTAACCCATACCATTTTCCGTACATAGTTTGATTGTCTGGACCTTCTTTGAAACCTAACTGTGATTTAGCAATATCTGTAACGCTTGTCATTGTTTTCCTCCCAATAGAATCTGATAAATGTCGTCAACTCTTTTTTCTAATCTTACAACTTTTCCCTCTAAATTATGTCCACCATTACCGTCAGGCTTCAACTCTGACAAATAATGTTTCACTAACCAACGAACTGAAATAACAAAACTGCTCACAATGGTTGTTACCGCAACAGCGATACCAGCCCATTCAGTAGCAGTCATATTATGTCCAAGTCAGAACTCTAGTCGTACCGTTAGCATCTACAACTTTAGCAAGATTACTCGTAGTGTTCAACCACATATCACCTTTACGCGGATTAGTGGGGTCAGTAGTCACATTAGGTAAAGTGAACCGTGTCGCTGTTTCTAACTTATTTAACCGTTGCGTAATGTCAGAAAAAATAGCAAACAGGTTAGGTGGCAAGTTAATGAATCCCATTATGTTTCCTCTGTCAAAGTAATAGTTACACGCTCTGGACCATCTTCACCTGGCGTAACACTAAACGCGACAATGCGGAAAGTAGTATCCAACTGCGTAGGAAATCTATCATCAAGAATCCTTATACGCGCATCATCACCAATATCATAAGTACCGAATAAAGGTTCTTGAAAAGGTGGAACAACAATACGCATAGTAACAGGTGGATTTAATACAGCAGTTAATTGACCTAACGCTAAATTAGTTAATAAAGTTTGGTCAGTAATATCACTATAAGAAACCTGTGTTTCCAATACTGGATAACCTGCCGCTAACTGTGTAGCACTAGATTGCGTAGAACTTATTTTGCCTTCATTACTACCAGCACCAGAAGCATAAACAGTATTAGCAACAAGAGAACCATCTTCAGGATACACATACTCAACAATGTTACTTGACGGAAACTCAAACACTAACGCTTCAGAGTCAGACGCAGAATAAATAACACCGGAACGCGGATACGATAATGCTAAAGTTTTAATAGGTGTGCCACCGGAATATGATAAGTTGATATTAAAATCAAAACCATCATCAGAACGCGACAAATCTTGTAACGCTGAATAAACTGTTTTGAACTCATAACCATAAAAAGTTCTATCAACTAACACGCCAGAAGTTTCAGTACCAATCAAAATACCTATATCACCATTCGTAATACCTTGCATAGTACTCACAAGTGATTGCACAATAGCCAACTGGTCAATGTTATTAAAATCTGTTGTAGAAGTAATACGCCTATGTTCTAAATATGATTCAAACTCACGCGCAGTAAAAGATAAAGTCTGGTCAGAACTGTTATATTCTCTGCCCCATATTATTCCACCCCACACAAGAGTTCCGTCACGGTCAACATAAATAGCGTTACGCCCAGGCGTAGTTGAAGTATCAACATTAAACGCTTCCGAATCTAAACCCGCTAATTGTAAATGACCACTTAAAGTTCCCGCGCTGTTTAACTGTTGCGTAAATGAAACACCCGTAAGAGGTAGTTCACCAATGATTGCGTTAGTGAGAAGGTCAGCGAACAGGTAACGGTAAGTGGTAGTCATTACTGACCTCCTTCTTTACTAAATAATTGCTTGGATTTCTTCTTCAGTTAAACCAAGCACCGCAAGTTTAGTTTTCGCGCTGGCTTTTGCATCGGCTTTTGCTGCCTGTTCTACTTCCTTGTTGGCTTGTTCCATTTCGTAGGCGATCCGGTCGGTTTCGCGTTGATCGAGTTCGGCTTGAGTGAGTGGGATCTCGGTTACTTCTCCGGTGGTGCAGTTGATTTCGATTCGGGTTTCCATTGTTTCTCCTATGCTTTGAGGATGCCGTAAAGGGATGCGGTCGAGTATTGGACGAAGTTTGAGCCGCCGTCTACGGTGAAAGTTATTTGGTTAATTGCGTTCGTATT